ACGGCGATCGGGTCACCTCTTGAATTTGACACTTCTTCTGGAGAAGACTTTACTTTGGCTCAAGTCGATTCGAACCACTTCATCTGTTTCTATGAAGGTCCGTCATCTGACGGAATCGCCACTATTCTTGAAGTGAACCTTTCTTCTTTTGCTGTCACTGAACCGGGGTCTCCTACCACTTTCGTATCAGGAACGAACGATTGGAACAGCTGTTTTGCCTACGGAAACGGTACTCATTTCGTGAATGTATGGAACGGAAAAGCACAAGCCTTCTCGGTGAATACCGGAACATGGGCTATCACAGCGATCGGCTCTCCTCTTACTTTTGATGCTGGAGGATCTATCGACAACTCTGCTGTGCCGTATTCGGATGGTCAGCATTTCATAAACTTCTGGCAGGGGACTGGAGGAGGCAATGCCCGAGTGTTCGCAGTTAATCCTTCCACTTACGCGATCACGGCCGCTGCCGCTGCCACAATCTTCACCGTATCAGGAGGAAACGAGAACTCTGCTGTCTCCATGGGAGATGATGAGCATTTTGTGAACTTCTGGGATGGATCAGGAGCCGAAGGATTCGGTCAGATTTTCGAAGTGAATCCATCCACTTTCGCCGTCACTCTTGTTGATACAGCAGTCAGTCTCGGAGATATGACTGGAGCTCGAAAAATCGCAGCACTCGCAATGAGCACTTCCCGAATATTTACGGTATGGATAAAAAGCGACGATACCGGTCAAGGAGCAATGTTCAAAACAGTTGGAGATCTCGTGAGTGACCGATGGCTTTATGCTGGACACGACGACGAAGTTTCAAATTGGGATGAGGCGACTTGGACCGTTCGAAGATCTTCTCTGGCTACAGTCTCAAGACCTCGATTTTCTCAATTTTTGAATTACATATGGATGGTGAATGGAAATGAGTCTATAGGTGGGGATCCCGTCGCAACTTCAAATGGAGGGGCTTTCGGAACTGATCTCGTCCCCGAAGATTTCCCACCTGGAGACTTTATTCATGCAGGATTCGAAGGGCGAGTGTGGGTAGCGGATAAGACTCTCGGGGTTATCTATTACACTGACATCGTTCAATTCACCCCTCCTGATATTTACTCTCTCTCTTACGATCCTGACGTGAACTTTATTACTACTATCTCTCCTCAATCTGGAGAACAGTTTACTGCCCTCCAGCGAGTACCTCGAGCTCTTCTTGTCTTTACAGAAAACACTATTACCAGAATTTATGGGGCAACTTCTCTTGATGCATACCCTGCTTACAACGTCGGAACGTATTCTCAAGAGTCAATCATCGAAACCAAGACCGGAATCTTCTTCCACCACTCATCTGGCTTCTATCAGTTTGATTATGGGTCACAGCCGGTTGAGATCTCTCGTCGAGTCATTGATTTCGTGAAGGCGATTCCTCGATCTTATTACGAAGATATCACTGGAGTTTATGACGGATTCGATGCTGTCGAATGGTCAGTGGGACAGGTGACCGTTGAGGGGGTAGTATTCTCGAATTGCGTGATGCGATATACGATTTCCACACAAGTCTGGACTATCTATGATTACACGGGGAACACCATTACTGCCATGATCTCATATGACAACGGTACGGCCTTGAATCATCTTATGGGGACATTCGCGGGAAAGACTGGAGCAATGGATGTTGGACTCACCGATTTCAGTCAGCCTTTTTACTTTGAGTATATCGACCGATGGAGAGCTTTCGGAGAAATGTATTATCAAACAAAGAATATTGGCGGGTTAAGTGTGTATTCAGAAAATGCAGCTGGTGCCAATTTCATGTACCAAGTCCAGAAGTCAGGACCAAATGCATGGGAAACAATAGGTACTATCAATGAAAATAATAACAGTCAATTCCCTACCACCGACGTCGGAGATTTCGATGTGGCACGCCTCCGAATTGCTGGTAACACATCAGGAAGCCCTGTTGTCATCCATGGTATAGAAATTATCGAATTGACCATTAAGGGTACCGATCAAAACTAATGAAAATTCCGGACCTAAAACTCGACAGGTTCCTTGGCAAGCAAGCATCCCAGAGTGATAACACGAAAGATGCAGTTTATGCTGGTGCAAACCAGGTCCCCAAAGTAAAAGATAATACTTACCGAAAGATCGGTCAGGGGAACAGAGGAAATGAAGAAGACGATGGAGCACCAAATGTCCTCACGGGAACGGTCATTACTTCTTGTTTTATCCAGACTTCCGCGCTCCCTTCCCGTATCGAGATGGAAGGAAACAACATCACCTTTTACGATGATACTTACATGAAAGGAGGACGTGTCCTCGGGGATACCTCTCTTTTTATTTTCACTCACGATCTTAATTCTGGAGAGGGATTCATCATGGAGAAGCGCGCTTCCATTTATGAGACTTACGATAATATTCTTTCGTGGTATGCGACCCCTGCAAAAGATGGAATGAGAAACAATATGTTCATCGGGAGAAATGGATCTCTCGAACTCTTTGAAGAGACTTCACACTTGAGCCATATCAGTTTTCACGTTAATTACGACTCGGGCCTCATTTCGAGCGATTGGAGAAACAATGGGGTGTTCAATGTCAGCTATTCCGAAGATAGCGTTCTTGCTTCTACCCGAGTGCTCATCGCTGCGGGACGCTCGAGTGAGCTATTTCAAGAGCCTTCCCTCACAGGATCTTCGGTATTTATATCAGGATTTGACGGGGGGTTTATTGGAATTGCAAGCAGTATCATCCCTCTTCTCCCTGGCTCTGATCTCGGGGATGCAACAAACAGATTCGGTGTGGTTTACGCGGACTCTTTCAATATGGGAGGACTTTCATGGACTTCGGGAGCGGGAAGTCCGGAGGGGTCAGTCGTTGCGCCAATCGGGTCACTTTATTCGAGAACGAGCGGTGGAGCATTGACGACTTTGTATGTAAAAACTTCGGGATCGGGAAATACGGGATGGACGGCCAAATAATTTTATTGATATATAACCAACTTGACAGTATAATTTAAACACCATATGAATCCAGAAGAAATAAAGCAGTTTAATGAAAAACTAAAACAGCTTCTCGCTGCGAGTCCTGTTGCGTCGAAGATTATCGCACAAGGATCTTCTCCTGATGCGATCGTGAATGCGTACATGAATAACGACTGGAGTGGTATTTCCGATGTCACTGGAAAACCCTTCTCAAAACAGATGCAGGAAGAGGCGGTGGCTACAGCAACAAGGGCTCTCGCGCCGGCATATAAAGCGCAGGAGTCGTATGATACATCAGTTGTCAGGGAAGATCTTGCTCGAGAACAGGGGAGATTTTCTTCTTTTCTTGATACAGAGGCTCGTGATTTCAAAGCGAATAAGGCAACACAAGACCTTAATGCTGCAGACCAAGGAGTCCTTTTTGCAGGATCTCGAGCACAGAAATTGAATGACTTGAAATCAATTTACAGCGACAGGGAGAAAGCAGAACGTGATCTTACTGCGGGAAATATCGCATCGACCGCACGCGACCATCAATACCAATATGGTAACGAGGGAGCAGGAAAACTTTCACAGTTTTATCAGCTTGGAGGTGGAAATGCATACCGATCAAATGTAGCAGGAGCTGGAGGAGTAGCCGCACAGAACGGACTTTCAAAAGCATATAACCCTGGTGCATACAATTTCCAGGGTACCGCAGTGACCGCAAACAAAGCATCGGCACAAACTCGAGCTGCAGGACTTCTTGCCAATCGAGCAAATAAATTAACAGCAGGAGGTTATTCGAATAAATTATAAATATGGCTGATTCAAAAACAAAAATAAAAGACTTCTTCAACTCGATTACGAACCCTTCTGGATCGGCTCCTTTCAAAATTAATGTTCCAGCGAGAACACAGCCTATGCCGACAACTCTCGGAGGTTTCTTTCGTGCGCCTTCCGCTCCTGCCCCGACCACTCCTCAAATGAGTATGCTTCCTCCACAGATGTCTATGGTTCCAAAAGGACCCGTTGCGCCGACTGTTGCTCCTGTACGTCAGCCTGCATCAGCCCCGGCCCCTTTTGCAACTTCCGCCCCTCTATTCACGCCTCCTGCTGCTAGTGCTCCAGCTGCCCCCGCGGCGCCCGTTGCTTCCGCAGTCCCATCTCAATGGATGAAACCCGGAGGTGGAATGTACACCCCCGAAGAAGTTGCTGCGAATATCGAGAAGACCGTTCTTGCTGCACATGGTCAGGGTGACGTTGCCAAATTCGCTGGAGATCAATTTAGTGGAAAAGAGAAGAGCGCCGTGGATCTTCAAGGTGAAGCTGCTCGAATCAACAATACTCGAAACGATATTGCAGTTGGCGCGACAGATCCATACAAAGTGGCATCCTCATCGGGTGTTGCTTATTCTCCCGCTGAACTCAAAGCGATCGAGAATGCTTATGCCGGCATTTATGAACCCGCTCTCGATACCGCTCTTGCAAAGCTCGAAGCGAAGAAAGAACAGGACTCTGCTGCAGCCGAAGCAAAGCGCCGACAAGATGAACTCCGTCTTGGTGCAGAACTCGATGCAAGTGCCCCATACACTCTCGGAAAAGATCAGGTTCGATATGACGGCCAAGGAAATCCTATTGCTGTTGGAATTTCGGATAATGACACTACCGTCGGCAATTACGTTGCTGGTTCAAATCCTACCGTTGATGCTTTCATCTCTGGAATCCGTGCGGGGACCTACAAAGCGAGTGATATCCCTGATGAATATAAAGCAGCTGTTGCGCAGGGTATGGCAGCAAGCCGACCTGCAATTTCTGACTCTGCCCTTAGTGCAGTTTCGGTTATCAACGAACTTCTCGGTCAGGACAAATTGAGTAAAATTTCTGGTATTCCAGGAGTTAGTTCATTTTTCTCTGGTACTCAAGCACAAACACCTCTCACTCTTTCAAAGCAACTCAAGGGTATTCTTTCTCTTGAGAATCGAGAACAGTTGAAAGGATCAGGTGCAATTTCTGACTTTGAATTCAAAGTCCTTGGAGAAGCAGCCTCTGCTCTTGGAATTAAAGAGAATGGAAAGAGCTCATTGAGTGATGAAGAATTTGAGAATCAACTTGAAAAATTGAAACTCAAGCTCGAGGTAGGGGAGACTACACTTACTGATGACGAACTTCTCCACCTGCAAGAACAGGGGTACTCACCGGAGGAGATACGAAAGGCCGGACAGACATCTTTTAACACCGTTGGAAACACGACAGCTTCCACAAAAGGACAGGGGAATGTTCCACAGCGGAATAAGAATCCCGGAAATGTGAAGGAGGGAGGATTGGCGGATTCATTGGCAATCGGAAAGGATAGTCAGGGTCATTTGATCTTCCCTGATGCGATCACTGGATTCAAAGCACTTACGATGGATCTTACTGCAAAGGTGAACGGAGGTTCCCGATATCTTCCAAAGAACCCCACCATTGCACAGCTTGGAAAAGTGTACGCCGAAGATCCGAACTGGCCGATCGCAGTTGCACGATTCCTCGGAGTGAATCCAAATACCCCAACACAAGACGTTCCGATTACCAGCCTCGCACAAGCGATTGCAAAACAAGAAGGATTTTACGCATAAATATATGGACCCACGAATACAAGAAATGCAGCAAAAACTTGAAGCATTCCGAGCAACAAAGCGCGGGACCTCTTCACCTGCTGCAGTTACAGAACCTATCGCCGCTCCTGTTGAAACCGCTCCACAATCTGATATCCAGATGGAACTTGAACGATACCGGTCAGAAAAAGGTACCGCCACACCACGTTCGAAGCAGCCGAAGAAGGAATCCCTTCCTGTTACTCTTGCAAAAAGCCTGTTCACCGCACCTGCAACTATGGTTGCGCGACCGTTCCAAGCTGTGCAAGGGGCATATCAATATGGACGAGACAAGCCAGCAATAGACCAGGGAATCGCAGATCTCGATACTTTGAATGCCGAAGGTGATGCACTCTATCGAGAGATAAAAAGTCTCAACGAAAGAGGTCAGCCGGTACCAGAGGATCTCAAAGCTCGCATCAAAGCGAATCAGGAGAAGTCTATGGCTCGAGGTAATACTCTTGGAGAGACCTCATCCATTCGTCCTTTCTCCGGTGGAATTGTCGCCCCAGCCCCTGAAAACTTTGCTGATGTGAAGAAAGATGTAGGACGAGGCATCCAGACCGTCGCATTGGGCACAGGAGCCCCTATAGCGGGAGGAGCTGCTTTCGGGCTCGGTAGCTCATTGGAGCAGGGAAATGATCTCTTGAGTGTCCAGACGGCCGTCAATACAGTGTTAGGAGGTGCCGGAGGAAAGGTGCTCGAGTGGGTTGGAAAGCCCCTATTTAATGCTGCCGGCAAAGTCATTGGGAAAATCGCTCCCGAGACTCTTATAAAACTAGCGGCAAAAGGCCCAGAAGCCATTGCACGTTTTGCTCGAGAAAATCAACTTCTTGGTGGAGCATTCTCAAAAACTGGAGAAGTTCTTTCAAAAGGATTCCAAGGTGTAGACGATACCATCGGAAACGCCACATCAAAGCTCTTCAAGGGTGCAGGCGAAGGCACAAAGAATTTCATTGGAAGGGAATATCCATCCCTCTCAAAGAAAGGTCTTGAGGACCGTTTTGTGAATATTGAAAAAGAAAATTTCGCAAAACCTTCGACCATTTCAAAAGCAGGATATAAAAAGTCTGCCGAGATATATAAGAATGCTAAAGAGCAGGGAACTGATCTCGGAGAGGTTGCGGTCAATAATAAGATCCAACACGACAAACTTATCGACGGAAAGAATTATGCGACGGTTGATACCGCTGACCAGCTTCGAGCTGATGCGATGAAAGCGTCTCACGACCTCATTCGACCTGCTCTCGCTGCGGCTGAACCTGGAGTAGCTCTCGTACCGATCTCAACTGTTCGAAACAGAATGCTCGCGCAGGTGGACAATATTCCAAATACGAAAATCGCAGCAGCAGAAAGGGATTTGATGAAGCGCAAGATCGCACAGCGATATGCCGATGACTCCGCAGAAGCTGCAGCACACCCTCAAGGATACAAACTCACCGACTTCCACGATGGATCAATCCTTAAAAACATGGAAGGAAAGTATAAGCCGAACGGCACAATGTCGGATAACTTTGCAGCACAGCAGGCTCGAGAAGAGGGAACCGTGTTCCGGGATCTTCTTGAATCGAACTCCCCGAAAGAAATCAAGATCGGAGACTTCAAACGAGAACTCCAGAAGCGATTCCAGCTTGCCGACTACCTTGAATCTCTTCATGGAAAGCGGGTACCGCAAGGTATTGTCGGCAAAGCAGTGGATCTTCTCGGAAAGGTGGTGGGTGCATCAGCCGGTGCGAATCTCGGAGGAGGCTATGGAGGTATCGTCGGATACCACCTTGGAGGCGTACTATTCGATTCATTCGAACATATGTCCAACCCTCTCAAAGCAAAGGTATTGAATGCCCTTGTCCGAGAGAACCCTCCTGTCTTCAATGCTCTTGTTGAATACATCGGAAAGGAAGAGGCGGAGAAATTGCTTCGATTGAAATTGCCAGCGGCAGGGGGATCTTCATTTAAAGAACCTGTCGAAACACTATTCTCAACACCAGAAGGAAAAGCAACTCCGAACTTCCAAGAAGCGATTGATGTGACTGCTGTCGAGAAAGGATCTGCAAAAAGACCATCATCGGGGATGACTGATTCTAAAGTGCGAAAAATCCGTGAATTCTTTGAAGCTCAAGAACCGTATGATGCAAATCCTCCTACGATCAAAGCGGGGAGAAAACAGAAACTCACCGATATATATAAAAATCTTCCAACGATAAAGATGTAAAACAAAAACACCCCGTGAGGGGTGTTTTCTGTATGCTTAACTTTTATTTGCTAAGGTCTAGTTCGAATACGGACAAGATGTTCGGAAACATATTTACTGATAGATGTGTCGGTGACTGATTCTCGGATTCTCCGATAATCATCGCCTCCGCCTTCTCGATCAGCTCGGGAGTA